CATTTCTGTGGGTGGGTGGTAGTGAAGGCTCTAAGGAGGTTTCCCGCAATTTGGTCGTGTTGCCATTTGATAAGTTTTTCTATAAAATCAATTGCTCTTTTTTTTATTTCTTCTATTGTTTCGTGTTTTCCAACGAAAGTTGTTTGTATATTATTTATTTTTACTTTGATATAAGTATAATTAAGTGAGTTGTTTTTTACGTAATATATATATTTTTCAATATTGGATTCATCAATTTTCACATCTTTGAATCTTTCAAACTTTTGATTCATATGTTGTTTGAATGTGGATTTCATCATTTCAGTTCGTTTGGAAACATCTTTCAATGCTTCTTTAATCCCTTCCGAGATTCGTTGTTTTGTGATTTCACTTCTTTTTACATCCTTTTTCCTTTCTGCAAAAGATACAAGTGATTTATCAACCCGAACATACCGACATGTTTTTCCTCCATCCGTTAAATTATAACCATTTGGATATTTTGTATTATATTCTTTGATATATTTTATTTCATATTCGTCCAATTTATCAGGTGAGCATTCTAATAATTTCTCGCAAGTAAATGTATTGACATCATATTTCAATAAAGCAGAATTCAAATAATTACAACAATTTTTCTTTTTTGAATAACATTCATTGATGTGGTCTTTAAACCTTCCAATGTATCCAAATGGTCTGTATTTATTATGGTTCAACCGATGACTCCTTGTTTGTCCAACATATTTTTTATTATTTATTGTATTTGTTATTACGTATATTTCTCCAACCACTTTTTCCTTTTCCGTTATATCAAGTATTTTATTCATTTATTATATTATTATAAGAGCAAGTTTTTATATATTTATCAAATGACTAAGAGATTATATTTGCCAATAACTATACACATCCTCGTTATTGACAAGTAGATATTACACTGTTTTCCTCTTCAAGTTTTATCTACATCTTGAAAAGCAGTCTCTTGTTGGTGACAAAATGTCTATCACCATCAAAGTCAGCATTGTAGGGCTTTGTCTGACCTACATTATACCCTACATTTCTATAGGGAGTAGACTATATCTTATTCCATATCCGGCTGATTAGACCTTCATTTATGAACCACTGTCGTTTAGTCGTTGAACCTTCCCCGTGCTCTATCATAGCGAGTTTAGGGGCATGGCTGCGGGTTATCCAATTCTTCACTTTTTTACCATTGGGTTCGGCTGTTAACCGAGTTCCCCCTGCACGTTTCCGCATAGGGGTGGTAGTGAAGACTCTAAGGAACTTCCCGTCAATTTGGCAATGTTGCATCTTAAGCCTTTTTGGCATAAGACACTAGGAGGTTGCACGCTTTTAACGCCTCCTGTTTGCGACACAAAGGTTTATCGCACACGTTCATCCGAAACGTATCTCCACGTTTCATCACTTTCACGATATGACACATCATACTCATCCTGTGCAAACTGGGCTGACGATTGAAAAGCACCGCGTCGCCGTCCATCATATGTCGATGAACAATGTCGCCGTTTTCCAATCGGATGGAATCGCGGTCAACGTATCTCAGCGACACATTGGATCCGTCCCTCTTCTCCAGATTCTTTGCACCGGGGTACTTCTCTGGCCCGTTTTGGACCAGTTTAGTTAAGAAATTTTTATTTCGGTCATTCACGACCACTGGCTTTGTCAAACACATCGCCACCTTCATTGGCACACCCAGCTGTCTCGCCGACAAATTGGGGTCGCCAGTAATAACCGAACGCGCACTGAAATCCACGCGCTTACCCATCAGATTTCCACGGATACGACCATTCTTGGAATTCAGACGCCCCGTAATGCACTGCAACGGACGACCGGTTCTCTGCGCCATTGGAACAGCACCTTTCACCTTGTTATTCACAATCATCGCAACAAAATACTGCAAAACCGCGGTTAAATTGTCGATTATGTGAGGCGAAGTGTTGTTGCTGTTGATTCGGTCAGCCAAATCCTTATTGGTCTTGATGATATGGCCGTAAATATGAGTCAAATCGTCCTCTGAGCGCTGATTGGCGTCCATTTTCACGGAGGGGCGCACAGACGGTGGCGCAACCGGCAACACCTGACAAACCATCCAGTCGGGCCTTGACCAGGTTGCACTAAATCCCATAAACTCCACGTCCTCGTCCGTAATTCGCTTGAAAATCTTCAACACGATTTCTGCGGACAATTTCATAACGACGTTTTCCTTTTCGCCGGTATCACTTACCAAATTTTCCCAAATGGCGTTAATTGTTGCCATTCCTTCGAGCTTAATTTTGTCTGGCTGTTTGCAGCCACAGCCAGACTCGGTTGCCTCGCCGCAACGCTTTATTTTTTGACACAATGGGTACACGTAATCCCATCGTGCGGATGATTTCAGGTCAGATACATGTTTATGTTCGTCCTTGTTAATCAACAACTTGCTACACTTGAAACAGACACACTTGAGAATCTTCATAATCTCCTTGATGTGTTGGATGAAGAAGACGGGTCGCGCCATTTCAATGTATCCAAAGTAGCCGGGCGTCTGAATGTATGTTAAACCGTCGGTCGGACAAATGGAACCGGGTCCGAGAACACCCATTCGGGGATCGAACAATCCGCCAGGGACTTCTTTGTTTCCAACGTACGTATCCTTTGAGACAACTTCTACAACTCCGGCTTTGCGTATCTCTTCGGGTGAAGACATCCCAAACTGAATCCCAATGATTCTGGAAGGGTTCTTGAACACTGCGTTTGATACTTGTTTGTTTCCTGACATTTTGAATAGTTGCTATATATTATATAGGGTATTTTTTATATGCTTTCATAAAGAATGTAGAATATAAATCAATTTTATGGATTCTTAGAAAAACAATTTCTTAGAAAAACATTTTCTTAAAAAAACAATTTCTTAGAAAAACATTTTTTCTGCAAAATCATAAAATTGAAAAAAATATATTTTTTATAAACAAATTTATTAACAAAATGCCCAGATCCAAGACCGAAATTAAGAACAAGAAGTACAAGAAGAACAGGCCCGATTCCGATTCGGACAGTGAATCCAGCGATTCGACTTATGTTTCCGATTCCGACTCCGAGACATACGATAGCAGTGAAATCGAGACCCCCAAGTCCAGAAAAAGTCCGTCTAAAAAATCCAAGAAAACATTTGACGACGACGACGTTTCCGAAGATTCCGAAATGTTGGAACTCCACCGGACTTTGCAGACCCTATTTCCATCAAAGTACATTTCTGAAAAAGTAAAGGAAGACAAGAAGAAGAAAGACGAAAAATCCAAGAAAAAGCACACAAAATCCAGAAAATATGAATCTGAATCCGAAGAAGAAGAAAAGTCCAAAAAGAAGAGCAAAAAATCCAGAAAATACGAATCTGAATCAGAAGAGGAAGAAAAGCCCAAAAAGAAATCCAGAAAATACGAGTCAGATGAAGAAGAGGAAGAGGATGACGAAGAGACCATATATGAAGACATTGACGATGATGAAGACATTGATTTGGAGGACGAGGATGATGACGATGATGACGACGACGACGAAGAAGACAAGAATTTCAACATCAATATCACCATTGGTGGCCAGCCGGTTAAAAACAAGGTCCAGTCCAATTTATCCAATGACGAATATGGTTCCGATGATGAAATGACCTTCATGAAGGAAACTTTCGTTCCATTGACACCATCAACTTCTCAACAATCATTGTCCGAGTCCGCAATCATCAAAGCACCAAAGCCCGAAAAGAAGAAGGTCAAAGACGATGCCAGCGATACTATGTCCGAGGTGGTTGATATTGGAGAAAAGTACCAGGAAATCATTGAGCTCAAAAAGATTTTGGTGGATAAGTTGAAATCAAACCCAAACAACCACATTATCCGAAAAGCTTTGAAGCAGTGCGAAAATTCGATTGTGAAGCTTATCAAGAACGCGCGAACGAAGAACGCCAAGATTTACGAAGATTTGATTAATTACGCGGACAGCAACGAAATGGTGGACGAGTTTGGATATTTCAAGAAGAAGTTGTCCAACAAGGAGCAACTGAAGATTATGAACGATTTGAACGATATCAACAAGTTTATGTTTGTGGAGAAGCCGTATCGTTTGTCATTGTTGCAGTCCAATATGCCGCCAAAGTTCAAGGCAATTGCGATTCAGCGTTTAAACCAGTTGGCGATGATGGAGCCCGGCGAGGCCGAGTATTTCAAGCTCAAAAACTGGGTAGACAACTTCATGCGCATACCTTTTGGAGTATATAAACACCTGTCAATTAATATCAACGATGGTATCGACAAGTGCAGCGAGTATGTAATCAATGCAAAGAAACAGCTGGATACCTGCGTATTTGGTTTAAATTCAGCAAAGATGCAAATTATGCAGATGGTTGGACAGTGGATTTCCAATCCTGGATCAATGGGCACGGCCATTGCTATCCACGGACCTCCCGGTACCGGCAAGACATCGCTCGTAAAGGACGGAATCAGCAAGATTTTGGGGCGCGAGTTTTCGTTCATTGCGCTCGGTGGTTGCGGCGACAGCAGTTTTTTGGAAGGTCATTCCTACACATATGAAGGCAGTACCTGGGGCAAAATCGTGCAAATTTTGACCGAAAGCAAGTGCATGAACCCGGTCATTTACTTTGACGAGTTGGACAAGGTGAGCGATACGCCGAGGGGGCAAGAAATCATTGGAATTTTGACTCATTTGACAGACACGTCGCAGAACAGCCAGTTCCACGACAAGTATTTCTCGGAGATTGATTTGGATTTGAGCAAGTGTTTGTTCATTTTCAGTTATAATGACGAGAATATGGTGAATCCGATTTTGAAGGACCGCATGTACCGAATTGTGACGAAGGGATACGATTTGAAGGAGAAGCTCACGATTGCACGAAACTACATGTTGCCTAAGATTCGCGAACAGGTCGGGTTCGGACCTGACGATATTATGATATCCGACGAGGTTTTGTCGCACATTATTTCGAATCAGGCGAAGGGTGAAGAAGGTGTGCGTAATTTGAAGCGAACATTGGAAATCATACATACCAAGCTGAATTTGTACAGACTCGTGAAGCCGGATGCAACTGGAATCTTTGAGACAGATATGGGACTTAAGGTGTCGTTTCCTTACACATTGACGAGAAAGGATGTGGATACTTTGGTGAAAGTGGAAGAGTGTGTGCGATTGAGCGTGTTGAACAGTATGTACATGTAAAGTAGGGAAACCTACGGTTTCCCCTACGACCCCTTCCCTTTTGTTTTGGGATTGATTATATTATTTTTTGATTGTTTTGGGATTGATTATATTATTTTTTGGTTGTTTTGGTTTATATACATATCCTTCTCTATCGTGTTTTTCAATGTGGGCGCCCAGATTTTCGTAAAATTGAAATCTTTTTTTGCTTTTTTATACACATAAAACCAGTTGTAAAAACACAATCAGATTAAAGATACTAAATAAAATGAACCCCGATAAGAAGACCATCGTTAAGAAGACCATCGTTAAGAAGACCATCCCCCGAAAGACTATGGGCTATTTGAAGTTTGCCCTGTTTGTGCTCGGTTCTAACGAAGAGAATGTTGTCCAGAAACTGTTTTTGGACAAATCAATTGACGAGATTATATCATCGGTCAATGATGTCGTTGAAAATGGTGATCAAGCCAAGACAATTAATGATTTGCGCAAACAAATCATGAATCCCCCGAAGACTAAGAAACCCAGAGCTCATAAGAAATCCAAAGCTGATGACGATGACGATTCTCGTCCTACCCCCACCTGGGTTCCGGCGCCTCCGGATTGGGTATAGAAGAATAAAAAGTGCTTAAACTGTCTAATGGTGTTGTCAACGAAGCTAAAAGGTAAAGAAGCATTCACACGAACTCACCGCTTAAATATATAATTAATTTAACTTAAATCACATAAAAAATAGGACACTTGTCCTTTTTTTTATATAAAATAAAAAAAACTTCATTGTAAGGAGGGGTCAATAAGCCGTCGGCTTCGCCTTAGGGGAACGTAGTTCCCCTACCTACTTACCGATCTGGTCCGATGCGCCTAAAGCATTTCCACCTCGAGTCGTCAGCAACTTAATGTCTCCCTCGCTCAAGC